AACCTTAAAACTATGAGTAAAAAAGTAAAAATTTCAATTAAAGGAAATGATTTCCTTATCCCTTCGGAATCAATCGGTTATGATTCCTATAACAACAACGAACCTTATGTTTATATGAGAGCTAAAGTTGTTGCTTCAATAATCAAACAATTTGTAAAAAATAACTTTCCTGATATAGTTGTGAGTTCTACCTCTGAGGTATATAGTGGTGGTTCTTCTGTTAGAGTGAATGTGTGTAACAAAGATGGTTCATCGATTCACCAAAATATCTTTGAGCAGATATCTGAGTGGGAGTATATGTTAAAAGGTGGTTCTTTCAATGGTATGATTGATATGTACGAAGATAGAGAAGATAAACCTACTACTGATAATGGTACTCCAATGAAGTACTTCCCTTCTTACATCTTTATTGAGAACAAACCTAATTGGGGTTCTAAATACTACTGGATGAATGAGTGGAATGAGTGGTGTGAAAAAACTATGAATCCAACTGATGAAGAAAAAGAGTGGATTGATAAAATCGTTAACAACTATGGTGGTTGGTTAGGATATAACAAACAATTTATGAGTAAATCAGTTCTTAAAAACATCGACTCAATTATGGGTTGTGAATAAAATATAAAATATGAATGTACTAATAAAACCTAAAGTAACAAAACCCTGGTCAAAAGAAATGTATGATTACAATGATGAGGTGGCTAATATTATGAAACATAACATTGTTGAATCGATTGTTAAGTATCAGAACGATTTCGATAAACTCAATGAACTGATGGTTCTTTGTGGTGGTATCAAATATGGTGATGGATATAGTATCGATGACCTTTACGCAGATGTTCACGATGAAGTTCACAATGTTCAGAACTATTGGTTAAATGAAGAATATCCATACGCAGTTAAGCAAGGATTGGTAGAACCCGTTATGTATGAATTTGTAGGTTATTAATATGAGAATAGGATATAAAAAATTTAAAGAAATTAAAAAATGGTATGGTTCATCTGATTTTGAAATCGGATATGATACAAATGCCTTAACGATTAGATTTGGTTATTGGAGGTCGATTGATTTAGATGGATTGAAAAAACTTTTACCAGATTATTTAACAGTTACAGAAAATCTTGTAGATGATGACGATGATTGTGGTAGATTATACAATTATACGATTTCTGATAAAAGATTTGGATAATTAAAATATTTTTCGTATATTAGTATGATGCAACCATCTTATATAGATTTCGATGAAAAACAATATCATTGGAAATCTGATATTGATTATAGGAAAAATCCTCACTTATATAAGATAGGTAGAGGACAGCAAGGTGTATTAGTATGTGAACCTTATAAATCAGAGATTGGTAAACATTGGAGATTTAAAACACCCAATGTTGCACAAAAATCTGCTGAAACTATTTATAAGATGTTTATCAAATACTTATTAGAAGATGATTTTGTAGGAGCAGATATGGCTAAGAAATATCTTCATATGGGATTCACTCGTAGTAGGAGATACGCAAATCACAAATCAGGTACTAAATGGATAAAACAATTTGGTAAGTGGAAAGTTCTACCACAAGAAGAAGATTGGGATACATCAGAGAAAGCACAATCAGCAGATATATTCAAAAGATATTGGAAGAAAGCAAGAATGCATGGTGGGTATTTAAAAATGAAAGAACAATTTAAGATTGATAGTAGAAAGTAAAATAGAAAAAGAACAATTCTTAGAATATTGGAATAACGAAGAATCTATAGTTATTCCGATTTGGGAAGATTTAGAAAGGCATCCAATGACTTGTGATGTTTCTTTTTTATATGTAAGATTCCAAAACTTAGATTTTGTACTTCCATTTAATCACAACGATTGTGAACCTATAGAAATAGATTTATCCAAATCAAAACAAACAAAATGGATTTGGAACAAAAAAGCATTACTACAAACTGATTTAAAAATACAAAATCAAAAAGATATACAAACCTCCCTTTTCTTTAATGAAAATAAATTATATCCTTTTGGTGAGAAATTAGAAGCTCTAACGAACTTTTACCACCGATTGGGTATGAGGGATGGTTTAGGTAAATCAATTCCTATAATGAAGTTTATGGAAGTATTAGGAGATATCTCTAATGACTTCGGTAATCTTAGACCTACTATTGATTGGATTGATGATACTATGATTCCTATCCTTTCAGATGTAGAACGATTGGGGATTCGGGTCGATAGGGAAAAATTTTTTGATAAGTGGAAAGATAATAAGAAATCACTTTGGTTCTCTCGAGCCTTTACGGAGTACAACCCATACACAATAACGAGCAGACCTTCGAACAGACACTTAGGGATTAATTATTCCGCTCTTAATAAGAAGGATGGTAGTAGAGAGATATTCATTCCAAAAGAAGGTAAATCATTTGTACAATTCGATTACGATGCCTATCACGTTAGATTGATTGGTAAGATGATTGGTTATAAGTTGCCCGATACTTCCGTTCACCAATGGTTAGCAGACCAATATGGTTGTTCGTATGATGAAAGTAAAGGTAGAACATTCCGTATCTTATATGGTGGTGTGAGTGATGAAGATAGAAAGATACCATTCTTTGATAAGGTTGATACGTTCATTAGAAAGATGCACGAAGAATCTATCAATAGAGGTTACCTAACGACACCTAAAGGTAGAAAGATAGCTTTGGGGTGGATTGAACAACCAACGGCTCAGAAGTACTTTAATTATCTTTTACAAGCGACAGAAACGGAGTTTAACATTGAAGCAATGAAAAAACTAAAGGATAAGGGATTACCTCTTCCGATTCTGTACACTTATGATTCATTCTTATTTGAGTTTTCACCTGAGGAAAAGGATATAGTGAAGGAAGTGAAATCCGTTCTCGAAAGTTTTGGATTTCCTACTAAGGTTGAGTTTGGTAATGATTACTCAGAACTTTAATATTTATATAGTAAAGGAGAAAAATTATGGCATTTAATTTTCCAGACGGAGCATCAAGTGGAGATACCCATACTGCGAGTAATGGTACGGTTTATCGTTATAATGGGACAACATGGTTAGTTGATTCTACAAATACTACATCAGCTTTTGATACAAGATATCTAAATGTAAATGGTGATTCGGTAGTTAGTGGTTCATCACAATTAGATGGATATGTAAGTTCATCTTCTTCTAATATTATAGAAGTAATGACATCTGCATCTTATGCAGCAATCACACCTGTTAGTGGTACTTTATATATCATACAAGGATAACAATGCGTAGTAAAAGAATTAATATTGCACAAAACATTTATTTTAATAATGTTGAGGTGGATAATGTTTATTACAATAATAAACGTCTCTTTCCCCCTAACGCATATTATGTATCAACTGATGGTACTGATGATTCGGGTGTAAGTGGTGATATTAATAATCCTTTCCAAACCTTAAATTACGCTATTTCAAGAATTACAAATCAAAATACAATTTATTTTAGAACAGGTTCTTATAACTTTAATGAACAAGAAATATCAACTAATGGTTTATCAATAATAGCATTTAACGATGAAAATGTTACATTTGATGGTACTAAACCAATTAGTGATTTAGCAGACAGTTCTGTAAATGGTGGTAATTGGCAAACACACACATCCGATATTGTTACAGATACTAACCAAACACTTAGTGATAAAACAATTTATAAAATCAAATTAAACTCAGATGTTGAAATCTGGCAACTTTTTTATAATAGAAATGAAGTAATAAATGCAAGATACCCAAGTGCTCAATGGAGTGATGAAAGTGTATATGATTGGAACAATTGGGGTCATGGGTATTACGAATATAAAAATAATGGAGATATTACAAATAATTCAGGTAGTGTTTTAGGAAATGGAACTGGTAGTCATTACTATTATGATAATGGAGAAATAGTTGATGTAGCACATAGTTTTAGTGGAAGTTATAGTGCTAGTTTATATGATTTTGTTACGACTCAACAGGGAATCGATGCTTCATTTACTACATCAGGTTCTTTAATTAATTTAAATGTTGGTTCATTTAGAAGTTATACAAAAACAGTAAATTCACAATCATTGGATAGTACTAATGAAGTTATTAGATTATCTTATGATGATGTTGCAACATGGAAAACAAAACACCATTATTACTATTTAGAGAATAAATTAGAATACTTGAATAGTGAAAATGAATGGTTCTTTGATAATAATACAAAATATCTTTATGTTTGGTTACCAAGTGATGCAGTTCCAACCACAACAAACATAAGAGCAAAACAACAAAGTTATTCGTTAAATATAACTGCAGATGATGTATCGGTTGAAAATATAAATTTTTTCTCTACAACACTAAGAGGAAATAGTGCTAATAGATTAGTAGTTCGTGATTGTGATTTCTTATATGCGAGTTGTTATGCTCATATGTTGAACCAAATCAATTCAGGTTCAGCTATTGCTCCCGCAACGAATGAAGTTTTTGAAACTCAAACAAGATTTACAAGTAGTCCAAATGTAACTTTCAATGGTTGTGCATTTAAATATACAGATGGGGATGTTATTCACACACAAGGTGGAGACACTACAATCATAGATTGTTATTTTAATTATATAGATAAGACTGTTTGTAATTTATCGTCTGTTATGACAACTTTAAGATTAATGGGTGATGGTAATATTGTTAAAAATAATACTTTCAGAAAAACAGCAGCATCTTCTACATTGAATTCAGGTAATGCACCGATTGTAGAATATAATGATATGGCTGAAAGTGGATACTTACAAAGTGATGGTGCTATGATACATCTTATGGTATCTCAACAATCAGGTTCTAAAGTAAGATTCAATTGGGTACATGATACAATCAAGTATGGTATAAGATTCGATGGTGATGGTGATGGATTTAATGGAAGTATTCACCATAACATTGGATGGAATTGTGAAGGTGGTATTATGGCTAAAGGTGGTTGGTTAGAAAGTGGAAGTAGTGTTGGTGGTCATTTTATATACAATAACACTTTCTTTAATAGTCAAGAAAAGAATGATATTATGGTATTGAATACCCAAAAAGGGGTGAATATCAATTATGGTTCGGTAGTAATGAATAACTTAACTGAAAAACTAAGTGGACACAGAACCGATATAGAAGGATTTGAATCTTGGATAACAGCTTCAAATAATTATACAGCATCTAATATAGAACCTTTATTAACAGATACGGCTAGTTATGATTTTAGACCAATAAATGATAGTTCAATAGTAGATGCAGGAAATACTACATATACTAATTTTGAATTCAATCCAAGTGGTGTTGATTCATTAACATCTGATATTGGTGCTATGGAGTATAATGGAACTCAATGGGAAGCTGGAATCAGTTGGGTTACTGGTAGTAGATTTAATTTTTCTTACTAAAATATTTATATATATGAATAAATTATTTGTATTTGGAGATTCTTACTCAGATTGGTGTAATAAAGATATTGAATCACATCAAAATGGTGAAACATTAAGAGAAGAAGATTTTTGGTTTCACAAATTAGCTGATTATAAAAACTTAGAACTATGGAACTATGGTAGAAGTGGTTATGGAGTTGGAGGATGTTTCAGAGAGTTTATGACTTTTTGTGATTTGATTTCAGAAGATGATTTGGTAATTTTTGGATTAAGTTGGTGGGAAAGAATAGAAATACATGCAATTGGTTATGGTTATAATCATAACGCAATGAGAGAGCATGGAAGTGTTAGTACTCCTTCAAAAGTTGTTGGACATATTTCAGGTAGGGATAAGAATCAAAGTATGAAAATGTTTTGGCAAGATTTATTTAATTTATCATTATATAACTTTATAGAAAGTTATGATGAACCTGGATTGGATAAACAGGAGATGGAAAATACAAAAAATTTTGTAAAAAATGTATGTAATTTTATCAAAAGTAGAAACTTAAATATAAAGTTTTGGACTTTACCCGAAATACCAAATGATGTTACTCCATTCATAAAAGATAATCTAATTGATATTCCTATGAAAGATTCCGTTTTCAATTGGATATTAGATAATCCTAAATATATGGTAGGTGGTGGTGATACCAATGATATCGATTGGCATTTTAATAGAAAAGGACACGATACGTTCTTTAATATGGTAAAAGATAAAGTTTAATATTTATATACAAAGGAGATTTTATGGCAAAGCCAGAAGCTTTTGTATATAATGCAAAATTAAAAAGAGTTGTAGATGGTGATACCATCGATGCTTACATCGATTTAGGATTCGATGTTTGGGTAACTAAACGAATACGTTTCAAAGGAGTTGATACTTGGGAGAAACGAACAAGAAACAAACAGGAAAAAATATTAGGTTTAGCTGCAACTGCTTATACGACAGAACAATTAGAAAAAAACGAAGGTAAGTTTTTAATTAAATCATATGGTCTTGGTAAATACGGAAGAGTGCTCGGTGAAATATTTTTACATAATCAATCAAAGAGTCTTAACCAACTTCTCATCGAAGAAGGACATGCATACGTCTATGATGGAGGAAAGAAAAAACTATTTAAAGGATAATGGATAACAACAAATTTTTTGAAGAAATACTTTTAGAATTATCCTATCGTTCAGATGAAGGATATCCTGATTTCAGTAAACCACAACATATAACAATATTGAGTGAGATACTTACGGAGTGGGGAATGACTGATGTCAAATTTGAACTAATCAAAAACTTACTAAAAGAAGAGGAAGAAAAACCATTAGATGCTAAAGAAAAAGAAAAAGCAAAACAATTAGGTTTGGTTTGGAAAGGTAAAGGATATGGTAAAGAAGGTGATGATTTTATTTCTTACAAAAATGTTGATGGTAAATTAACTAAGGTTGATAAAGATGGTGAAGAAAAACCAGAGAATCCTAAAACAAAAGTAAGTGGAGCTGATGATTTTCAACATGCACCTGATATTAAGAAAAAAGAAGAACCTAAAAAAAGTGATTACGAATCAGTAGTAGTATCTTCTAAACAAAAAGTAAAAGAATTATATGGAGAAGATGGTAAAGGAGAATTACTTCAGAAATCAAAAACTTCTAATGATGCTTTAAAAAATGGATATGTAAAAGGAGCTGATTGGGTAGCACCTGGAAATGCTGGTTCTAACTTTAATGAAAATATATCTAATGAGGGTGCACTTATATTAGAAAAATATCCTGATTTATCGGAAGATGAGTTGGTAAATATTTTATTTGAAAAAACAAAAGATTCAAAATTAGGTAAACAACAGAAAAAAACAACTATTGAGGGTAGTGATAAAGGTAATGTTCCAAGCGAAATACCAACTACTGATAGAGATTTGTATAGGAATTGTATAATAACGGCTCGTTCAGCTAGGTCAAAATATAATAGAGCTAAAAAAGCTAAAGAAGCAGCTTCATCTCAAGTTGGATTTGGTACACAAACTAATACTATGGCATTTGGTGGAACTTCTTCGGATTTAGATAACTTATCAAACGAAATAGATTCAGCTAATAAAGTATTCATACATGATGCTGGTACAAATAAAGTATATGAAATACCAAAAGATGTAATGAAAAAGTGGGTAGCTGGTTCTGGTGGAGGAGAAAATGCATCGGATACTGCGGTACTTACTAAGGATGAAAATGGTAATATCATTTATGATGGATGGAGTGATAAAAAAGGATTATCAGATATTCAAGGAAACTCTACATTAAATGATGACTTTTCTAAAGCAAATGAAAGAGTTGATATATTAACAAAAAGTGGTAAAGTAGATTTTGAAACAGCAAGTCAAGCTAAAACAATTATAGAAAATGCACAATCCGAATCAAATGATATAGAGCAAGGATATAAAAATGCAGTTTATAAAGAAGGACAATACCTAAGTGGATATGAAGAATCTAAAAAAGATGAGTTAGCATCTTTACTTAAATTGCAAGATGAAGGATATAAAAAAGCTGGAACAAAGAACCATGTTGAGAATCTAATGAAAAAAACAGATAGTAAAACTCATAGAGAAGCACTTGATAAATTATTAGAAGGTTCTGTTAATGAAAAATTAACGGCAGATGAAAGAAAAGTATTATTTAGATTAGCTGAATCTGAAAGAGAAAATATAAAATCGAGTGGTAGTGAAATACCAGCTGGTTTAGATACTGGAAAAATACTAAGTGATGCTAGAGATAAAGCATTAGATAGACAAAGAAAAACAGTTGATGAACTGAATCAACTAAAAGGAAGAACATCGAGTGGTAAAGAAAAACCATTAGGTGATTTATTAGGTTTCCAAGAGACAGTTGATTTCTTACACTTAGATAAAATAGAAACTCCTTCAGATGAAAACGATTACAAACAAATCTTAAAAAGAAATACACATTTGGTTATGGGAGGTATTGATGTTCCAGCTGATAATATAAAAGGTTGTTTGGGTGTGGATGACTTAAATGATTATGAAGATAACTTCGAAATTGTAAATGAAGAAAAGATAATAAAAGATAGAAGTGGTTCAATTACAACTGGTAAAGTAGTTTACATATACGCTGTCAACAAAGATGGAGTTCGTAAATTTGTTGGTGAAAAAAGGTATCGTTCTAAAGAAGGAGCTACTGGTAAAACATCAAACACTATTCAATGGTCACCTGAGATGCAAAATTGTTTTGATAAAAAGAAATAGGTAATCTTTTTATATATTATATTTATAGGTGAATAGAAATACTATAGAGAGAGATTATTTATGAAGACCCAGTTATTGTGTACGTTTACCACAAAAGAAAAACTTCAAACAACACTACAGGAAATCAGAGAAAAGTATCACATAGTTTACAACTACATTTATGTGTTACAAAACAAATCTGATTTAGATGAGTTGTTTGTAACTTACAACATTGATACGGCATATAAGCCAGAGAAACCACTGGAAGATACTATTTTGGTTCATAGAAAAAAACAATCTAATACATTGTACACAATAAACGCACTTAATGAATTAGTAAAAGAAGAAAACAATGGTGTATTAGATAAATCATTTACTATCGATTGGGAGAAGTTTAAGAACGCAATCATAGTAACAAATGTTGATGGAACTAAAAAAATCAACACAAGAGTATTCGATGTAATAAAATTTTCTTAATTTTATTTGGATATATCAAATTTTTTTTGTATATTAGTACTAAATTATAAAAAGTTATATGAATAAACAATCTGCGGTGGAGTATTGCGAAGAGAAATACCCACAAACTACAAAAGAATTCCGAGCAATATTAGATGAAATGTATGAAACCTTCTGTAAAAAACAGAGGAACTATGGGCCTGGTAATATATCAGTTGGTACATCTTTGGAAACTGAAGATGATATCAAAGTGGCACTTACAGGTCTTTGGTTTAGGAAGAATGACAAGATTCAAAGATTGTTACAATTAGTGGTAAAAGGACAGCCCGATGAAGTAGGTGAAAACATACAAGACACCTATGAAGATTTGTCTGTATATGGTGTAATATCACAAATTGTACAAAGGAAAAAATGGGCAAAATAAATGTTACGTTTTTAGAAAAACGTTATATTTATATATACACCGAGTGGAGGAAAGCCACTTAACATTCAACCATAAAATTTAAACATTAATAACTTAAAGGAGTAAATTATGGCAATTAACATTGACGCAATCAGAGGTAGACTGAACAAACTACAAAACACACAAAAGAAATCTGACAATCTATGGAAACCAACACCTGGTAAACATCAAGTCAGAATCGTTCCCTACAAATTCGAAAAAGATAATCCTTTCATCGAATTGTATTTTCACTACAACATTAACAACAAAACTTATCTCTCACCACAATCATTTGGTAGACCTGACCCAATCGTTGAGTTCGCTGATAGATTGAAGAGAATGGGTGATAAGGAAGATTGGAAAGCTGCAAAACAAATGGAGCCGAAGTTAAGAACTTTCGTACCAATCTTAGTAAGAGGACAAGAAGGTGAAGGAATCAAATTTTGGGGATTCGGTAAAACTGTATATCAAGAAATCTTAGGTTACATCGCTGACCCAGATTATGGAGATATCACAGACCCAAAGAGTGGTAGAGATATTACTATCGAATACCAATCAGCTGAAGAAGCAGGAACTTCATATCCTGTAACTACTATTAGAGTTAAACCAAATCAAACACCATTAGCAGAATCTGCCGATGATGTTACTAAGTTTTTAGATGGGCAAACTGAAATCACAGACTTATATTCAGAGTTATCTTACGATGAATTAAAAGGTGTGTTGGAAGGATGGTTAAATCCAACTGCAGAATCTAAAAATGATGATGGTGAATCTTCTGTAGCAGAAGAAACACTTTCTAAAAAACCTACTGAAGAGGTAAATGATTTACCATTTGATGTAGATGAAGATAAGCCAAAAGCAACTAAGAAAACAGATGATGTTGCAGCGGCATTTGATGATTTGTTTAACAACTAATAAACCCCATATATGGCAAAGAAAGATTTAGACTTAGCAGATATCCTAGCTGGCGAGCTGAACAAATCAGCAAAAGACCAGAAGGTAGCATTCTTCTTAGATTCGGATGAAGCCCCAACAAATGTTGAAGGTTGGATTTCGACTGGATGTGCTATGTTGGATGTAGCCATTTCTAATCGCCCATATGGTGGATTACCAGTTGGTAGAATCACAGAAGTTACTGGTTTGGAACAGAGTGGTAAATCATTACTATCCGCTCACTTACTTGCTGAAACACAAAAGCAAGGTGGTGTAGCAGTATTGATTGATACCGAAACTGCGGTGAGTAGAGAATTTTTAGAAGCAATCGGTGTAGACGTTTCTAAATTACTTTATGTATCGGCAGACTCTGTAGAACAAATCTTTGACTTTACAGAAACTATCATCGAAAAGGTTAGACAAACCTCAAGAGATAAATTAGTTACAATCGTAGTAGATTCAGTAGCAGCAGCTTCAACTAAGAATGAGTTGGCAGCTGATTACAATAAAGATGGATATGCTACAGATAAAGCTATTATTATCTCAAAGGCGATGAGAAAGATTACCAATATGATTGGTAGGCAGAAAATCTCCTTAGTATTTACAAATCAACTTAGACAAAAAATGAACGCTATGTTTGGTGACCCTTGGACTACTTCGGGTGGTAAAGCACTTGCTTTCCATTCCTCTGTAAGATTGAGATTGAAGGGTATGGGTCAAATCAAAATGAAAGTGAATGGATTGGATAAGGTTGTAGGTATGAAAGTGAGATGTCAAGTAATTAAGAACAGAATGGGACCTCCATTGAGAGCAGCAGATTTTGAAATCTACTTCGATAGAGGTATTGATAACTATGGTTCTTGGTTACGAGTTATGAAAGATAACAAACTGGTTAAACAAGCTGGCGCTTGGTACACATACATTGATACTGATACTGGTGAAGAAATCAAATTCCAATCAAAAGATTTTATCGAATTGATGGATGAGAGGGATGATGTGAGAGAACAGATTTACAAAAAGATTTGTGAATCAACTATCTTACAATATAAATCAGACACCTTAGATATCGAAGCTATGGAAATTGATACTGAGTTGGCTGGAGAAAATGATTAAATTTAAAATTATGAAAATAGATAAGAAAATTTATGAAATGTTGAAATCAGAAGCATTAGCTGATAAAAACAAAGCTCTATTATCGTTAGAACTACTTGGTAGTTTCCCTGCTGGGATTGGAGACCACTCCACAAAAGATTTTTGGGATAACTCAACAGAAGCTTTAAAATTATTAGCATCCGCTGATGAGAGGTTAGAAACTTTAGAAAAGTACTTTAATGATAAAGATACTTTAAATGAAGGTCCAACCTATACAACAACGACAACTTAGTATATGAAAAAACTCTACAAAGATATTCTCAATTCGGTTGAGAGAGCGCACGACCAAAATATCGATAGGAAACGAAATGACCGAGTTCTAATTATCGATGGTCTTAATACATTTATCAGATGTTGGTCATCCATTCCTACAATGAATGATGATGGTGAGCATATTGGTGGTGTAACTGGCGTTCTGAAATCAATAGGTTACGCAATTAGAAATACTCAACCTACGAGAGTAATTGTAGTGTTTGATGGTAAGGGAGGTTCTCAGAAGAGAAAGAAACGTTTTAGTGGGTACAAATCTGAACGTTCAAAGAATAAGTTAAGAGTCAATAGACAATATGCTGATTTGATGAACGAAGAAGATGAAAGAGAATCAATGAAAAGACAATTTGTTTGGTTGGCTGACATTATGAACTATCTACCTATGACAACGATGATTTACGATGGTTGTGAAGCTGATGATGTTATGGCATACATTAGTACACAATTATTGAAAGAGAACGAACAAGCGGTGGTCATGTCTACTGATAAGGATTTCCTACAATTAGTAGATGATACGACCATCGTTTGGTCTCCTACCAAAAAAAAACTTTACAATAAAGAGTTGGTAAAAGAAGAATTTGGCATAGAATCAAAAAATTTATTACTATATAGAGTTTTAGATGGAGATAAATCAGATAACATACCTGGTGTTTATGGGTGTGGCATTAAAACTTTGGTAAAGCGATTCCCCGAAATAACTGAGGATAAAAAGTTATCAATCGAAGATTTATTCAGTTTAGCTGAAGAAAAGAAAGGAAAGATTAAAATCTATGATGATATACTAAATTCAAAAGAACAAATCTTAATGAATAGAGAACTAATGCAGTTAGATAATCCTGATATATCAGGAAATATAAAACTAAATGTTTTAGATAGATTTGATGAAGAAATAAATCCAATTAATAAATTGGAAATTATGAAGGTACTTGTGAAGTACAAATGTGTAGACCAATTTGGAAACCTAAATGATTATCTACGTGATACCTTCGGAAATATAGTTACGAAATAATTTGGATAATTCAAATATTTTTCGTATATTTGTAAAATAATAAAATCATAAATTATAAATAATATGGATATACCAGCAAGTATAGTTCAAAAAAGAACTAAAAATAATATCAAAAGAAAAAGAAAAAGAAAGGATTCAAATAAATTGAAACAAGAAAGAATTCACAATTTCAAATTAAAAAGACAAGAACTTGTAAATCAATATGGTTATGATACGGATTTAACTAAGTTGATTAATCTAATCGATGATTTTTCTGATTTACCAAGAAGATATCGAAGATGTTTTGGAGTAATTAATTTTAAAAATCTATGGGATTATATAAATAGTGATGATGAGTTTATATCTAATAAAATGAATCGTGAAGAAGAATTAGATGAAACTAAAAATTATAAAAATAAACTACATCATTTAATTAGATTTATAAATGGTATTAGTAGAAAATCACATTTACAGCTATCTTATATAAAAAGTAAAGGTAATAAACTCTATATATCAGATGATGGAACGATGGCATCTTTAGCCTTCGGTCAATACTTTGATGATGTTAGATTAAAAGCTACGGAAATATCAGAAATAATAGAAGATATTAAAGAAAATTATACAGATGGTGAATCTGATGAATTTATTGAAGCTATAGAAGAATGGTATGAAGAATTGAATGAACAACAAAGGCAGCAAGAATATTCTCTTAAAGAACTTTTGAAAAATACTAAATGGAGTGATGAGTATGAGGATACTTTAATTAATTTTGAAATTAATCCATTTACAATCAATCTACACACTAAAGACCAACAGAACGCAAATCTTCAACCAAATCCTTGGGCATCTCATAATTTCTATAAATCACCAATGAAATCTAATGATTTGTATGAATCAACATTTATTGGTAATACGCTTTTAAATGATGAGTTTAGTAATGTAATTGGAATCGGTAAGAACCCAAGTACACAAGGAAGTATCATTTTCAGAAACTTTGCAGCAAATAAAAAGAAAGCTGAAAGAGATTTACCATTTTATATATCTAAATCACTATGTTTATCCTTAGAAGGAAGAGATAATGATTCAGATTTACAATCAATATTGGGTTGGAATAAATACATAGCAAAGTTTAATTCACATGAAGATAAAACATATGGAACATATTGGTACAACAAATATGATGAGCTTGTAAAGAATTGTACTTTTTCTGATATGAAAGAATGGGTTGAATATGTAGATATAGCTCAGCAAGATTGGAGTAGTTACCATACAGAATTGAAAAAGATTCTTGAAGCATATGGCCATAAAAAATCATTAAATTCTTGGAATGAACTAAAACCTTTCAAAGATGATTTTGCATTGTATATTGTATCCGTTATATTAGGATTTAATCAAATGTTTCCACAAGCATATGGAAGAAATACAAAGAAAAACATAGAAGAAATACGAAAATTACTTATTGAAAATTTAATAATTACTATAAATGGTAAAGTGAAGAATGATAATAATGAAGAAGTATCACTAATAGAATTGTTTGATAACGATAAAACTACAAACTGGAATTTTAGATATGAAAATGTTTGGAAATATGCTATTGAAGATACATTTAATACATTAACTAAAAGAAAGAAAGGTGAAGATGTTTTTGACAAAGAGGTAAAGCATCAAAAGAATTCAGTACTTGAAGTTCTTAATCAAAACTTTAATACAAAATCTTTCAAAGGATATACATTTAGTTCTAAAGAAATAGAATCAATTGATTTTTCAAATACTTCAAAATACTTTGCAGGATTACATTGTGTTCCAAGAGATGATAAAGGAATTGCAGAGGATGGGGTTATTTGGGGATTGGTTACAGATAATGAAGGTGTTATGAAATATCAAAACCTAAATAAGTTATTTGATTCTCCTGCTGATTATTGGGAGAAAATAGCTCAAAGAAATCAAACAGAATTAAAAAATGGAAATGTTAGCGAAAGAGATGAAATATTTGTTAATGATTTTATAAAACTTTGTTATAGAATCGCAGATACAAATTTAAATTATAAATATAAAAAATAATATGCGTGTATTAATTATACCCAATTACACAAATTTCGGCAATAATAAAGATATCAATCGGGATTCGTTTCTACTGGTATTCAAATCATTCTTAGATAATACAGAGATTGGTAAAGCTTGGGAATTTGTACTTCCCGTACCTGACCTAAATAATTATCCGGGTATTATAAATCAGTTTGATTATCCCAATGTAAAAATCCGAGTTATGGATGAGCATTATGGACTTGACCCATTTCCGCCAAAAATGCGTGTGGATTACAAACATAAATTTTTCGATAACATTTTACAGAATGAAAGATTTAATCTTATTTGGTCTCATCTTCCTGAATGGACTAGAGAGGTAAAAATAAGTAGAATTTATTCTGTTAATCAACCTATCGTTGGTTATTGCCATTGGTGGGAAATTCCACAAAATGGTGCAAGAACTGATAATTCTTTTTGGAGAAATGTTAGAGGAATGTTAGATATGAAAGTTTGTGGTGTTAATTCTAATTGGGTAAAACAACAAGTATTAAAAGAAGCATCAAAAGATTTTGATAAAAAATATATAGAACAATTAGATAAAATTATTCAACCTTGGTATTTAGGTTGTGATTCAGCAACACCATCTGATGGTTATGATGAAAAAACAATTGTATTCAATCATAGAGAAGGAGTTTACACAGGTTCAAAATGGTTCTTTGAAACGATGGATGCGTTGTGGAAAGAAAGACAAGATTTCAAAGTTTACACAACACTAAGAGATATGGGTAAACCTTATACAAAATATATTGGAGCACCTGATAGAAAAGTTTACTTAAAACAATTATCTAAAGCACATTTTGGTGTAGGATGTTTTCAGGGTTATTCAGCATGGAGTATGAGTGCCACCGATGGTTTTTCAGTAGGAGTACCTTATTTACTACCAAATGAGTTTTGCTATCCAGAAATGGTTGGAAAAGACTATTCACTTTTTTATAATGGTAAAAAAGAATTCAAAGATATGGTAGTCAAGTTATTGGATGGTGATATAAAAAGACCAGATGTAACACACATAGCTGAATCTTTGTTATGGGAAAATCAACTGAAAAGTTGGGATATACAAAATAATTTCGTAAAAATAGCAAGAACACAATTTAGAGATAGCTAATGTACCAAAACGTATATTATCAAAGAGAAAAAAACTTAGTTCACCTTTGGGATGATAAATTAGGATATCGTTCTTTTCCATACACTCGTTATGCGTATGAAAAAGCAGATAAAGGAGAAGCAGTATCTTTGTACGGAGATAGATTAACAAAGATTTACAAATTCTCAAAAGATGACCCTAACTTATTTGAATCAGATGTACCTGAAACGACTAGAGTATTAGTAGATACTTACACCGATTCAGATTTACCATCAGAAGGACACGTAATTCTTACATATGATATTGAGTGTGAGATGGAAACTGGTTTACCAAATCCTGAAGAAGCTAAGAACGAACTAACTTCTATCGCATTACATGATTCAGCAACCAATCAGTATTGGGTGTTGGTAATGGATAAAGATGGTTTGATGGTAGAGAAGAAAACCGATAAAGCAATCGTAATCCCATTCAGAGATGAGAGGGATATGTTAATGAAGTTTTTAGAACTTTATGAATACATAAATCCTACAATTGTTACTGGTTGGAATATTGATTACTTCGATACACCTATGTTATACAATAGAATCAAAAGATTGTTAGGTGAAAGACACGCAAACAGATTATCACCGATTGGTAAATGTTTCTGGTCACCTTACAGAAAAAGATTCTTTATGGCTGGTGTATCTTATTTAGATTATTTAGCACTTTACAAAAACTTTACTTATACAGAGTTGGATAATTACCGATTAGATTCTATTGCTAACAAAGAGTTAGGGAGAGGAAAAGTAGAATACTCAGGTAACTTAGACCAACTATTCAGAGATGATATAGAGAAGTTCATTGAGTACAACTTAGTTGATGTTGAATTGGTTGTTGATATGGATAGAAAACTACAGTTCATCGATACTGCTAGAGGTATCTGTCATGCAGGTCACGTTCCATATGAGGATTTTGTTTATTCATCAAAATACTTAGAAGGAGCATTGTTATGTTACCTAAAAAGAAAAGGTATCGTAGCACCCAACAAACCTGCTGATAGACAGGAGAGGATGCAAGCTCTAAGGGATAACAATGAAGAAAAATTCATTGGAGCATATGTAAAAGCACCTATCGTTGGTAAGTACGAATGGATTTATGATTTGGATTTGACTTCTCTATATCCCTCTATTATTATGACTATTAATATCTCACCTGAAACTAAGGTTGGTAAGATTCAAGATTGGAGTGCAGAGGATTTCGTAAAAGATAAAAGAGATACATGGATTATTAATGGAGATACAATTACGCAAGAGAATCTCAAAAAGTTCTTTGATAAATCAAAGTTTTCAGTAGCATCGAATGGTGTATTATATAGAACAGATACAGTTGGTTGTATACCTGATATCTTAGATATTTGGTTCAATCAAAGAGTTGAGTTCAAAAACGAAATGAAAAAATATGGAAAAGCAGGGAACAAAGAAAAATACGAATGGTATAAAAAACGTCAATTGGTTCAGAAGATTCTACTTAACTCTTTATATGGTGTGCTTGGGCTTCCTGCCTTTAGGTTCTATGATGTTGATAATGCTACCGCTGTTACCACGACGGGACAAACAGTTATTAAATCAACTGCTGATATGGCTAACATCAAGTACAATAAGGAGTTGGGTGATAATACTTTGGATAGTAATATATACATTGATACTGATTCCGTTTTCTTTTCTGCTGTACCCTTACTTGATAGACGTATTCCCAATTGGAAAGATAATGAACAAGATACAATTGCTGGTTTCGTAAATGATATAGCAGAAGAGATGCAAGATTATCTAAATGATTTTTATAATATTCTTGCTGAGAAGGTATTCAATGTAGATAAAGATAAACACCGATTTGAAATTAAAAAAGAATATGTTTCTAAATCAGGTATTTGGATTGCAAAGAAAAGATATGCACAATGGATTATTTCAGATAATGGAGTACCTGTTGATAAATTAGATGTAAAAGGATTGGATGTTGTTAGGTCATCTTATCCTGCAGCTTTTAGAAAGTTTATGAGTGAAGTACTCATTGATATTCTAAAAGGTAATACAGAAAGTGAATTAACTGATAAGATTTATGATTTTAAAAACGGATTATCTAAGATGAACGTTGTACAAATCGCAAAGAATACATCAGTTAAAAACCTAACAAAGTATTTACCGAAAGGTAAACAACAAAGAATGTTTCAATTTAAATCAGCAACACCTGCTCACGTAAAAGCAGCTATTGCTTTCAATCAACTTTTATCTCATTACAATTGTGAGATGAAATATGAACCGATGAAAAATGGTGATAAGGTAAAGTGGGTTTATTTAAAACAAAATCCATTAGGTTTAGATGGAGTAGCATTCAAAGGTTATGATGACCCAAAAGAAATTATGGAATTAGTCAATACATACATTGATTATGATAAAATCTTTGAAAGAGAACTTCTAAAAAAATTAGAAGATTTCTATAACGCAATGGATTGGGGTGAAGTTTTATCCTCAACCAAAACAGCTGAAAAGTTTTTTGCTTTTTAATTTGGAAATGTGAAGAATTTTTCGTATATTAGTATAAATTTAAAATTAGTAAAAGGTAAATTATGGAAAAACAAAAACTAAATGGTTTCATTAGTAGATACAATCTCGGTGGTGAGGTTGAATCTGTAATGGTAAATTCAGCCGATGGTTCAGTATCGGTTAAAATGATTTCAGATGACAAAACTCTATTGGGTGATGTTACTGTATCTGAAAAAGATTTCCCAACAGGTGAATATGGTATTTATACCACTTCTCAGTTGAAGGGATTATTAAGTGTATTAGATTCATCTATTAAGGTGGAAGAAGCAACAGGCGCTCTTAAATTTAGTGATAAGGGTACAAAGGTTCAGTATATGTTAGCTGCACCATCTGTTATCCCAGCGGTACCTGATTTGAAAGAACTTCCTCCATTTGATGCAGATATTACATTAGATGATGAGTTTATTAACAAATACATCAAGTCTAAGGGAGCATTAGCAGATGCGGATACATTTACATTCACTTGTAAGAATAACAAAGGAGAAATCATCTTAGGTTATTCATCAATTAATTCAAACAGAATTTCTATTTCTGTAAATTGTAGTTGTGATAATGATATCGAACCAATCGCATTCTCAGCTAAGTATCTAAAAGAAATCTTAACTGCAAACAAAGGTTCAAACAAATCATCACTTAAAATTTCATCTAAAGGATTAGCGCATGTAGCTTTCGAAGATGGTGATTATAATTCTAACTATTATTTAGTAGAAATTAAGTAATGAGTTTTTGGGATACAGAACCAGCTAAACCTCAATTCGTATTTGAAGATGAGAAGAAAAAACTCATTGATAATATGGATTACCTCATGCAGATGTCTGTAGAGGAACAAACTCTGTACAAAAAGTGGGTAGAGTTGCAGGAAGATTCTATGCTTAGAGATAAATCTACAATAGCATCTTACTACGATTGGCAGTGGAGACCTACAGATATCAACAACAAAGAACTTACAATCAAAGAGATTGAGGAATTAGAACCTTATGTTGAAATCGTTGAAGATAAGAATGAAGCTACAAAGTGGACTCATCTTAGAAGAATGATTCATACAATGAGTTGGACAGCTAATCCTGGTCGAAATGTTAAGTTGTTTGTTAAGGATAAAAAGAGTGGTAAACTTTTGGGGATGGTATCACTTGCATCTGATGTAACATCAATGGGTGTAAGAGATAAATATATTGGCTGGACTAAGGATGATAAATTCAAAAAAGGTAAACTAAACTTTACAACTATCGCATCTACGATTGTTTGTACACAACCTTTAGGATTCAATTTCTTAGGAGGTAAACTTACCGCTATGATGACTACTGTACCTGAGGTTAGAGAATATTGGAAAAAGAAATATGGACAAACTCTTATAGCAGTTGGTACAACTTCTTTGTATGGTATTCATTCTCAGTATAATGGTATCCCACATTTTAAAACTTTAGGTGAATCAGCTGGAAAGATATCAATCAAACCAGATGATGAGTTCTATGACCCGTGGCACCAATGGTTGAAAGAAAACAGAGAAGATTGGTATAAGAAACACATTACCGAAGAAAGAGAAAGAAATGGTAAGAGTATGGGTTATGAAAGAAACGGACCTGTTAGTGGTATCAAACAAAAGATTTTAGGACAAATCTTTAAAGAGTGTGGTATCAAACAATCCAGTTATCATCATGGATTTAAAAGAGGAGTATATCTTGCTATGATGTATGAAAACGGACCTGAGTTTCTACGTTCTGAAATCGAAGAAAAAGATTTGAAGATGAAAAAGAAATTTGAGGATGGTGTTGATTACATTAATAAATGGTGGAAAAGACAAGCCATTAAAAGATATACTAAGTTACACGATTCCAATCGATTGAAGCCAGAACATTTATATTACATAGATGCTATTGGTATGAATTGGGATACTATGAAGCAAAATTATTTAAAAGAAGTAGGAAGATAATATGAGTTTTTTCGAACAAAAAGAAGAAATGGTTGACAACTCACTTTGGGTTGAAAAGTACAGACCAATAAAGTTAGATGATTACGTTGGTAACGAACATCTAAAAGAAAAGGTAAGTGGTTATATAGAATCAGAGGATGTACCTCACCTTTTACTATTTGGTAGAGCTGGTACTGGTAAAACAACTTTGGCTAAACTTATCGTTAAATCTATCGAATGTGATTATATGATTATAAATGCATCCGATGAAAACAATGTAGATACAGTTAGAAACAAAGTTAAGAACTTTGCATCATCGCAAGGTTTTAAAAAGTATAAGATAATCATCTTAGATGAGTTTGATTATATGACACCAAACGCACAAGCGATACTTAGAAATCTAATGGAAACATTCTCTAAACATTGTAGGTTTATTTTGACCTGTAATTATGTTGAGAAGATTATTGACCCAATCCAAAGTAGATGTCAAACTTTTCAAATCGTACCACCATCCAAAAAAGAGGTGGCAGTACAATTAGATAAGATTCTAAAATCAGAGAATGTAAATTATGATGTAAAGGATTTAGTTCCAATCATAGATTCATCTTATCCTGATATTAGAAAAGTTATAAATACTTGCCAATTGAATTCTGTTAAAGGAGTGTTAAAACTTTCAAAGAATGATTTGTTGGATTCTGATTTTAAAACTAAGATAGTGGATATCTTAAAAGCATCAGATGATAGTAGAAACAAATATATGAAAATCAGACAAACTGTAGCTGATTCGAAGGTGCAAGATTTTACTGAGATGTATTCACTTCTCTATGATAAAGTAGATGAATATGCTTCAGGTAAAGTGAGTGGAGTTATTTTGGTATTAGCAGAAGGTCAACATAGAGATGCTTTAGCAGTCGATAAGGAAATACCATTTATGGCTACGATATTAAATATTTTATCAACAATCAACAAATAAATTATGAGTAAAAAAGCAAAATTATTAGAAATTGTAAAAGAAGGATATCCTGATTTTAATCCTGAAACGGACAACTTTGAAATAGAATTCGAAGGTGGTGGTGATAACTTCGGTTCGTTTTATGGAATGGGAATATACAGAGGTAATGATTACCAATTCAAATTCGAAGGTGAATTAGATATGGATAAACATAATGACTTTCTATTTGAAATCTTAGATGAATCTGGGTGTGGTTATAATTGGAACAACGCAGGTACAACAGGTAGAATCAAATACAATGAAGATGATGAACATACATTAGAAGTAGAGACTATAGTATCTGATGAATATTATGGTGAAGTAGAATAGTATGGCTAATCCATTATCACATTCAAAATCATCCGTTAGATTGTGGGGAGGTAAAGAAGAAGATTATCTTCCTCTCCACAACAAAATGGATTGTAGTAAAAAATACTTTTCAGATAATAGACATAGAACTTTGACTCACAATATGTTTTTTATCTTTGAAGTTATGATTCCTATTTTTGGTGAATATATCACAAACTCAGCTGGAAAAGTTGTATCTGTAAAAGATATTTGTGAATATCACATTTTAGAGGATTATGGAAAGAAATTCATTCCAAACGTTTCTGATTTCTTAGATGAGATGGAAATCAAAAGTTGGATGGCAAATGGTATGGGTGAAGGACCATCTTCTCAAAAGAAGAAAAAAAGAATCACCAATATAGTAAAAAAAGTAGTACAGATAGATTAGTATGGCAAAAATTATAGGAGCAGGTGGTGTAGGAACACAACCACCCCAACAACCCAAGTTAGATATGAATACTTCTAAACCAATGGTGTGTAAAAATTGTGGTTATGATGTATTTATAAATGGAGCAAAGTTTAGAACAATATCAAGATTAGCAGCAGGTACACCACAAGATGTAATGATACCAATAGAGGTTTATTTATGTGGTGAATGTGGAGCAGTTAATGAAGATTTATTACCCGATGAAGTTAAAAAGTTAGATAAGAAAAATGGCTAAATCATTATTTGACCACATAAAGGCAATTACAAATGAACAGAATCCAAAGTATTTTGATACGTTGGAAGAAGCAGATATGAAGAGTTGGTCTAATTATATGATTCACAGATTTCTTTCTATGAATCCTGATTGGGTTGATTTGATAGCTGAGTTACAACCTTATACACAATCACTTCCACCTAAAGCATTGTATTTAGCATACATTGGTATCTTACCAAAGGGTAGGCATTTTCTTAGATATGTTAAGGGAAAGAAAACAGATAAGTATGAGGATTGGTTAGTAGAGCTGATGGTTAAAGATTATCAATGTTCAAAGAAGGAAGCAAATGAGTATTTAGAAATACTTTACAATAGTAGAGAAGGTAGAGAACATATTAAGTATGTTTGTGAGAAATACGGAACGGAGAAAAAACAAATCACAAAATTAAAATTAAAGGTATAAATATTTGGATTTATCAAATATTTTTTGTATATTTGTTAGAATATAAAAGTTATAAATGCAAGAGATAGATAATTTATCAAAATTTGGTAATTCATTTCAATCAAAAGTAGTATCAGCATTACTTACTGATGGTAAGTTTTTAGAAAAACTTTCTGAAATATTATCCCCAAAGTTTTTTGAATCAGAAGCAAACAAATGGATTGTTGGTGAAATCATTGATTATAATGAAGAGTTTAGAAAACCACCAACTATGGATGTTTTCAAAGTTAAACTTTCTAAGTTAGATAATGATATTTTAAAAACTACAGTTGTTGAACAACTTAGGCATGTTTATACTCAGATTGGTAATGTAGATTTAGATTACATTAAAAAAGAATTCACCGCATTTTGTAGAAACCAAAATCTTAAAAACGTAATCCTTCAATCAGTTGATTTATTAAAAGCTGGTAACTTTGATAGGATTAAGGATTTGGTTGATAAAGCTATGAAAGTTGGTACTGAAACTGATTTAGGGCATGATTATAAGGATGATTTTGAATCACGTATAGAAGATGTTAAGAGAGATACAGTTCCTTCCGATTGGCAACCACTAAACGATTTGATGGATGGTGGTTTAGGACCTGGTGAATTGGGAGTTGTAGTAGCTCCATCAGGTGTTGGTAAAACTTGGATTCTAACGGCTTTAGGAGCATCTGCGGTAAGACAAGGTTTAAGTGTTGTTCACTATTCCTTAGAGTTATCTGAACACTATGTAGGACAAAGATACGATACAGTATTCTCAAAGATACCTTCGGCAAATATAAAAGAAAGAAAAGATGAGGTTAGGGAAAAGATTAAATCATTAAAAGGTAATCTTCTCATTAAATACTTCCCACCTAAAGGTGTATCCTCTAAGAAGGTTGCACAACATATAGATAAAATGATAGCAAACGATAACAAACCAGATTTGATTATTATTGATTACGCTGATTTGTTACTATCACATTCAAACAAAACTGATTCTACTTATGCAGAGCAAGGTGGTGTTTACATCGATTTGAGAGGTTTAAGTGGTGAGTATGGTATTCCTATTTGGACAGCATCTCAAACCAATCGTTCAGCAATAGATTCAGAAGTTATAGAAGCTGATAAAATTTCAGATTCTTACGCAAAAGTAATGAATGCTGATTTCATTATGAGTTGGAGTAGAAAGAGTAAAGATAAACTCAATAATACTGCAAGATGTCACGTTATGAAAAACAGATTTGGACCTGATGGTATTACCTTCCCTTGTAAGATGGATACTAATACTGGATTCATAGAAGTTTATGATGGAACTTCCGCTGAAGGTATGTTATCAACCAAAGAATCTGCTAGTGGTAATATTGAAAGAAAGCAATTATTACATAAAAAATATGTGGAGAGTATGAACTTTTAAAAGAAAAACTAAAATTTAACAATGTATCTATTTCGTTTTTGAATATATACAATAGTTATATCTACGAACACAAAAATAAAGGAAATTAAATTATGGCAAAATCACAGGAACTTTTCGAACAAATCAAAGAATTATTTATAGAATTTGAAACAGAACACAATGGTAGCTCTAAAGCTGCAAAATCAAGAGCTAGAAAAGCTATTGGGGAAATCAAAAAATTAGTTACTGATTACAGAAAAGCATCTGTGGAAGAAAACAAATAAAGGTTATAAAAATTATGAGTAAATTATTCGAAGAACGAATTCCGTTCAAACCATTTGAGTATCCGATATACTACAATGAAGGTTGGTTAAAGCAAGCACAAGCATTTTGGCTCCATACTGAAATCCCAATGCAAGGGGATGTAAAGGATTGGAATGAAAGATTAACTGATTCTGAAAAGAATCTGGTAGGTAATATCCTATTAGGATTTGCACAAACAGAATGTGCAGTATCAGATTATTGGACTAATATGGTTACGGATTGGTTTCCTAAGCATGAGATAAGACAGATGGCTATGATGTTTGGTTCACAAGAAACCATTCATGCTACGGCATATTCTTATTTAAATGAAACTTTAGGATTGGATGATTTCTCAGCATTTTTACATGAACCTGCAGTAGCTGAAAAGTTTGAGTTACTGACAGCAACTTCCGCAGAGTGGAAACACACAGACTTACAAAAGAACGAAAAAGCAAGACAGGAAGTAGGTAGGAGTTTAGCAATCTTCTCAGCATTCGCTGAAGGTGTATCTCTCTACTCTTCCTTTGCAGTTCTTTACTCATTTCAAATGAGAAACAAATTAAAAGGAATCGGACAACAAATGAAATGGAGTGTGAGAGATGAATCACTTCATAGTAGAATGGGATGTCAATTATTCAGACATATGTGTGAAGAATATCCTGAACTAAAAGAACAATGTAAAGATTCCATTGAAGAAGCAGCTAGATTAATCGTTGAACTTGAACTTAAATTTATTGATAAAATGTTTGAGATGGGCGATTTAGAAAATCTAAAAGCAGATGACCTAAAAGAATTTATAAAAGCAAGAACCAACTCTAAGTTAAAAGAATTAGGATATGAAGGTATCTTTGAGTTTGATAAAGATAAAGCAGAAAATTTAGATTGGTTTTACCACTTAACTGGTGGACATACTCACACCGATTTCTTCGCTATCAGACCTACTGATTATTCTAAAGCAAATGAGGGTGAGGATTGGGACGATTTATTTTAAAAAAAATTGAAAGATAAAAAGGTTACAATAACAGATACGAGAATATCGTATTCAGATGATGACTCTAAAATTGTTATGGATATAGTATCCAAAGAATTGATGGAGTTCTATTCTAATATTGTTACACAAAATGGTGGAAAAGTATTAGATGTTGGATTTGGACTGGGATATAGTGCAGATGCGATTTACAATAAATTAGGTTCTTACTATTGTATTGAATCTAATCCACAAATTTTTGATAAAGCTCGTAAGTGGGCTTCTGATAAAACAAATGTTCATTTATATTTTGGAGATTGGATAGATGTAATTCCATCTTTAGATGTTAAGTTTGATGGTATCTTTATGGATACTTATGATGACCCTAATTATTCTAAGTTTGAAGATTACGCAAAACTAATTTCAAATAAAGAATGTGTATTATCAATCTTTAGTTACTTTATTTGTAGAGATACTGAAGATTTACATTCATCATATTTTGAAATAACATCTTCTCATAGAGAAAACTATCCAAAATTAATTGAAAAAGGACATACGTGTCATTGGAGTTATTTTATCAATGGTGAATTTGAAAAAAAGAAAGTGAATGAAGCCATTTGATTATTTAAATACTTCAGTAAAAAGTTATGGTAGAGCAAGTAAAGTTCATGGTATTGGATTATTTGCTTTGGTTGACATAAAAGAGGGTGAACAGGTTTTTCCTGAATGGAAAGGAGAAACAAGTTGGTATAAAATAACTTTGGATGAAGCTAAAAAATTACCAACTGAAGTTTTGGCTTATGTGTTACGTTCATTTGGTAATGAAATAATTGATGAAAATTCTTACGTTAGTTTTAAATTAGTGAAGAATACTAACTTTTTATTTTCAACACCAACAGCTATGTTAAATACATTGTACCATAATGGAAATGTTGATAGTACAACAGGTATAGCATTAAGGGATATAAATAAAGATGATGAGATTTTTGGTAATTATGGAAACTCATCACAAATAAAATTAATTTAAGAAATGGCAAAAACAAATTATGGTGCAGAATTTGACTGGGAATTGGATGTAGATTTTCCTTCTTGGGCAAATACAGAAATATATGTAAAAACAATATCCAAAGGATATCTATTAGCTGGTGAAAAACCAAAGGATGCTTATTGGAGAGTAGCAACCACTGTTGCAAGAAGATTAAATAAACCTCAATTAGCAACTAAGTTCTTCGATTATATTTGGAAGGGTTGGTTAAACTTAGCAACACCTGTACTTTCAAACACTGGTACTGATAGAGGATTACCAATCAGTTGTTTTGGTATCGATGTAGCAGATTCAATTTATGATATCGGTAAGAAAAATTTGGAACTAATGTTACTTGCTAAACATGGTGGTGGAGTTGGTATTGGTATCAATCAGATTAGACCAGCAGGTTCTATTATTACTGGTAACGGAACATCTGATGGTGTTGTACCATTTGCTAAAATATATGATTCTACTATTCTTGCTACAAATCAAGGTTCAGTAAGAAGAGGAGCAGCATCAGTTAACTTAAACATTGAACACGATGATTTTGAAGAGTGGTTAGAAATCAGAGAACCAAAAGGTGATGTAAATAGACAATCACTTAACTTACATCAATGTGCAATCGTTGGTGATAAGTTTATGAGAAAGTTAGAGGATGGTGAATCTGATGCTAGAAGAAAATGGGGTAAACTACTTCAAAAGAGAAAAGCAACTGGTGAACCTTACATTATGTTTAAGGGTAATACCAATAAAAATAATCCTGAAATGTACAAAAAGAATGGATTAAAAGTTTTTATGACTAACATCTGTTCTGAAATCGTACTACATACAGATGAATCACATTCATTTGTTTGTTGTTTATCATCTCTTAACTTAGCAAAGTATGATGAGTGGAGAAATACAGATTTAGTTTACACTGCTACAATGTTCTTAGATGGAGTTCTTTCAGAGTTCATTCAGAAAGCAAAGAATATGAGGGGATTCGAAAACGCAGTTCGTTCAGCAGAAAAGGGTAGAGCATTAGGATTAGGAGTATTAGGATGGCACACTTACCTACAACAAAGAGGTATTCCATTCGAAGGTATGGAAGCTCAATTTGAAACTCGTAAAGTATTCTCACAATTGAAAATTGAATCAGAAAGAGCTAGTAGAGATTTAGCATCAGAATATGGTGAACCACTTTGGTGTAAAGAAACTGGATTCAGAAACACACACCTTAGAGCAGTTGCACCAACAGTATCCAACTCAAAGTTAGCTGGTAATTCATCACCAGGTATTGAGCCTTGGGCAGCAAACGTATTTACAGAACAAACTTCTAAAGGAACTTTTATCAGAAAAAATCCTGAATTAGAAAAAGTATTAAGAAAGTTAAAAATAAATAACAAAGATACTTGGGATAAAATCTTAGAAGATGGAGGTTCGGTACAAGGAATCAAAGAATTAGATAAGTGGTGTTACTTAGATGGTAAAATGGTTCTTTGTAAGGATATAACAAACGGAGATAGAGATAAGGTATATCCAGTAAAAGATGTATTCAAAACATTTAAAGAAATTAATCAAATGGATTTAGTTAAGCAAGCTGGTGTTAGACAGCAGTATATTGACCAATCTGTTTCGTTAAACTTAGCATTCCCTTCGATAGCAACACCGAAGTGGATTAATCAGGTAACAATGGAAGCTTGGAAGCAAGGGATTAAAACATTGTACTATATGAGAACTGAATCAGTTCTAAGAGGTGATATTGCAGAAAGAGCAGTAGACCCAGATTGTGTTGCATGTGATGGTTAAAATTAATTAGGAGAAAAATTATGTTAGAAGTAAAAAAATTTGAAGCTCAATGGTGTGGTCCTTGTAAAGCACTAAAACCAATATTTGAAAATGTTTCCAATAAATTTGGAAATAACGTAAATTTTTCGTATATTGATATAGATGAACAGTTTGAATTAGCTCAACAATATCATGTACGTTCAGTACCTACTGTAATCATTGAGAAAAATGGTGAGGTAGTTCAAAGATTTGTTGGTGTTCAATCAGAGCTGGCTTATACGAATAGTATTAATGAAAATTTATAAATGCCAATAAGAAGAGGTCAGACTCATCCATCTGCAAAGTTAACGGATGAGCAAGTTTTATCAATAAGAAGGTTATGGAAAATGGGTCATCGTAATGTAAAGGTGATGGCTCGTAACAATAAAGTATCGCCTGCTAATATTAGTAAAATTGTATCTAATAAAACATGGCAGCATCTTAATGAGTTTTGGTCTGGTAGTTTATGAAAAAGTATTGTGATATTTCAAAGTTATCGGTTAGAAAGATTTCAAAATCTGTAGCTAAAGATATTGTAATTAAAAATCACTACTCTCATTTGTGGACCAAAGTATCTTATTCATTGGGATTGTATATTGAAGATGATTCTCATCAATTCTTCAATACATCAGAAAAACTTATCGGTGTAATATGTTATGGAGACCCGATAGGAAGATTAAGTGGACAATCAATTTCACCTATATTAGATAGAACAGAAGTATTAGAATTAGTTAGAGTTTTTATATTTGATGATTATGGTTCAAATATAGAAAGTTGGTTTATAGGACAAAGTTTTAAATGGTTGAGAGAGAATGCACCACAAATAAAAGGATTGATATCGTATTCAGACCCAAAAGAAGGACATGCTGGTACAATTTATCAAGCAACGAATTGGATTTATCAAGGTAACTCATTAAGATACAATGATAGTTGGAGTTTTAAATTTAGTGAAGATGGTGAGTGGCAGCATGGTAGAACTATTTTTCCTTATTATGGAACAAATGACCCAAAGAAAATACAACAACAAGTTGATAAACCATTTTGGATTCGTAAAGAACCAAGAAAACATAGATACGTTTACATACTCGCTAAGGGTGGTGAACGAAAGAAAATATTAAAAACATTAAAACATCCATCAGAAACTTATCCAAAAAATAAGAATACTGATGAATTAGAAATACAAAAATTAGAACCAATTGAAAATTAAAGGTAAAGATTATTGTGATGTTAGTAGGGTATCTGTTTCTCAGATATCTAAATCAATAGCAAAAGATATTATCGTAAAAAAACATTATACGCATGCTTGGACTATGTGTAGATATGCTTTGGGTATCTATTATCAAATGGATGAGAAAGATATCTTCGGTAATGATTTAAAATTAATAGGTTGTGCTATTTACGGATTCCCAGTTGGAGCAAAAGCATCCACTTCAGTTTGTGAAGGATTATCCAAAGATAACATTTTAGAGTTGACTAGATTATATGTTGATGATGGTTATGGTTCTAATATAGAATCAAATGCATTAGCTAAAACTTTCCAATGGATAAAAAATAACGATAAAAATATTAAAGTTCTTTTAAGTTATGCTGATAACGGACAAGAACATTTAGGTGGTATCTACCAAGCAACCAATTGGATTTATCAAGGTTTATCAACTGATATCGCTTTGATGCCTAATTGGGGTATATCATTAAGTAAAGAACCACACAATTGGATTCATAGTAGAAGTGTCTTTAATTTATGGGGTAGTGGTAACTTAGAACATTTAAAAAAAGAAATAGGAAAAGAAGGATATAAAGAGTTTTGGAGAAGAGAAGAACCTCCGAAACACAGATATATACAAATCTTAGCTCAAAATAGAAAAGAGAGAAAGGATTTGTTAAAAAGATTGAAACATGAAACAAAACCTTATCCAAAGGAAGCATCCGATTATAATACAGAGGTGGTGCACCACTTCACTTATGAACCTGATGCAGAACTTGAGACAAAGTTTTGGTGATTGTTTCAATGGTTACTATAAATGTTATAGTATGTTTAATTTAAATTAAAACAATTATTATGAGAAAACTATTATTAGTTGGATTGATGCTTTTAACAAGCATCACAACCTTCGCACAAGTAAACATTGTTGGGAAGGTTTTTGATGTAGAGACAAATGACCCTTTACCAGGCGCAACTATCGTTGTTGAAGGAACAAACGATGGTACTGTAACTGGATTTGATGGTACTTTTTCTCTAAGTGCAAATGAAGGAACATCTCTTTTGATTTCCTACTTAGGGTACGAAACAGCAAGAGTTCTCGCTGATGATTCTATTAGTGTAGGATTAACACCTGATTTAAATGTATTAGGTGAAGTTGTTGTTAGTTCTGGTGTAATTGATATTGCAAAGGTAAGAGAAACACCTGTAGCAGTTTCAACTATTTCACCATCAGAAATAGCACTCAAAGTTGGTAACCAAGAGTTTCCTGAAATTATGAACAAAACACCAGGTGTTTACGCTACCAAACAAGGTGGTGGGTATGGTGACTCAAGAATCTCTTTAAGAGGATTCGACCAAAGAAACACATCATTCCTTATCAACGGACAACCAGTCAATGATATGGAAAACGGATGGGTTTATTGGTCTAACTGGCAAGGTCTTACAGATGTTGCAAGTGGTATCCAATTACAAAGAGGTTTAGGAGCTTCTAAATTAGCAGTACCATCAGTAGGTGGAACTGTTTCAATTTTTACAAAAGCCGCTGAGGCAAGAGCAGGTAGTTCAGTACAACAAGTTGTTGGTAACGATGGTTATACTAAAACTACTGTATCTCACTCAACTGGTTTAAATGATAATGGATGGGCAACATCTGTACTACTTTCAAAGTGGGCAGGTGATGGTTATATCTATAATACAAGTGGTGAGGGTTACACTTACTTCTTTGCATTAGGATATGCACCTGAAGATTCAGACCACTCAGTTAACTTTTCATTCTTAGGTGCTGGACAATGGCACCACCAAAGAGATGTTTGGGTTTCTATTAGAGATTACCAAAACTTTGGTGAAGAAGGAATTGATAGAAGATGGAATACTAATGGTGGTATTTTAAATGGAGAAGAATATTCTTTAAGAAGAAACTTCTACAACAAACCATTAGCAACTCTTAACTGGGATTGGGATATTAACTCAAACCTAAAACTTGCTACATCATTATATGGTTCAGCAGGTAGAGGTGGGGGAACAGGTCCAAGAGGTAGAAACTACTACAACTCGGAAACTGATATCTTACCATTCAGAAAAGACCTTACTGAACACTACTTAGAAAATGGTAGAGGTTCAAGAACACCAGAAGGATTTATTGACTTCGATGCTATCGTTGCATTCAACCAATCAAATACAGACCCATATAGTGGTGATTTACCATTTGCAGGTCAGTTAATTGGTTCTAATGGATTCAATGATGATGGTGTAAACAGAAGTGCTTTGATTAGAAGAGCATCTATGAACTCACATGACTGGGTTGGAGCAATCTCTAACTTAGAATATGAGAGTGGAAATTGGAAAACTTCAATTGGTGTTGATTTGAGAAACTATACAGGTTATCACTATAGAGTATTAAATGACCTTCTTGGATTAGATGGTTACTACTCTACAGGTAATGATAACTCTGCAGGACAAATCATCAACACTTTAGTTGATGCTAATCCTTTCCAAAATACAGGAATTAGAGGACCGAAAATCGCTTACTATAATATTGGTAAAGTTGGTTGGCAAGGTCTTAATGGTTTAGTTGAGTATAACAACTCTACTTTATCAGCTGTATTACAAGGTGGTTTATCTAATCAATCTTTCCAAAGAATTGATTACTTCGCACAACCTGATAATCCAGAATCAGATACAGAAAATGTTGGTGGTGGATATGTAAAAGGTGGTGCTAATTACAATATAGATGAGAAATCAAATGTGTTCTTTAACGCTGGTTTCATATCTAGACAACCAAACTTTGATGCAGTATTCCCTAACTATGCAAACAATGTTAATCCTGATTTACAAAATGAGGAAATTACATCAGTTGAATTAGGATATGGATTCGTTAGTAATAACTTCAAAGCAAATGTGAACTTATACTCTACAACTTGGGGTAACAGATTTGTAAGTAGAAGTTTATCTAACCAACAAGGTGTAGATGGATTTGCACAATTTAAAAATATCGATGTTGTACATAATGGTATTGAAGTAGAAGCTAGTTATGACCCAACATCAAACTTGAGATTAAAAGGTATGTTATCAATCGGTGATTGGAGATATACTAAAGATTTCGAAGCAGCATTATTTGATGATAATAACCAACAAATAGGTACAGGTACATTGTATCTAAAAGATGCTAAAGTTGGTGATGCAGCTCAATTTGTTTCTTACTTAGAAGCAGATTATAGAATCGGAAATAAACTAAATGTAGATTTAGGATATAGATTTGTAGATAATCTGTACGCAGATTACTCAATTACTGATTCAGAGTTTACACAACCTGATAATGCTGGAGCATTAAAATTACCTTCTTATGGATTAGTAGATTTAGGTGGAACACTTAGATTTAGTTTATTCGGTAATGATGCTTCATTCAGAGTAAATGTCAACAACTTACTTGACACTTACTATATTGCAGAATCTAACTCAAACATCCACGCTTCTGCTGGTTCAGAAACTTGGAATGGAATTGATACGAGAAACTCAGTATGGTTCGGATTCGGACGTACTTGGAACGCTTCTCTAAAATACAGATTCTAAAAAACCTAATAATTAGGGAGGGGAAACCCTCCCTTTTTATTTTAAAATAATTCATAAAATATTTGGATTTCTCAATTATTTTTTGTATATTAGTACTATGAGAAAACTTACAATCTTAACACACCTTTCAGAAGTAGAAAGAGATTTAAAAGCAAAGTGTGAACATAGTACGAATGAAATAGAGGGTGATAAGTGGAGTAAACACCACGATAACATCCAAAGTTTAATTAAAGATTTATTAGATGGCTAGAGTTTCTTACTCTCAATATTCAATGTGGAGTTCATGTCCACAACAATACAAACTAAATTATATCGATAAGTTAGGTGAAAGTTCAGGTAACATTCACACAATCTTTGGTACGGCAATGCACGAAACCATCCAACACTTTTTGGATGTGATGTATAATGTTACAAAGAAACAAGCTATGGAAATCGATTTAGATATCCTACTAAAAGATAAATTGGTTGAAGAGTTTAAGAAAGAAAAAGAAAAGCAAGGTGATAGGTTACCTTGTACACAAATTGAATTAGAAGAGTTTTTTGGTGATGGTAGACAGATTCTAAAGTTTTTCAAATCTAAATTAGCTAAATGGTATTCTAAGAAAGGATATAAATTAGAAGCAATTGAATTACCTTTGAACGCTCAAATCAAACCAAATGTAAACTTTATTGGATTTATTGATGTAGTTTTAAGAAATTTACACGATAACTCAATTACGATTATTGATTTAAAAACATCGACAAGAGGTTGGAACAAATACCAAAAGAGAGACCAGATAAAAAACTCTCAGATTCTAATTTATAAAAAGATATACGCTGAGAAGTATGGATTACCATTAGATAAAGTACACGTAGAATTTCAGATACTAAAAAGAAAGATAAATGAGGATTGGGATTTTCCTATACCTCGAATATCAACTCACATACCAGCTAATGGAAAACCATCCATCAATAAAGCTTGGAATGGGTTTATGAATTTCATTGAAACTGTATTTGATGAAGATGGAAAGTATAGAGATATAGATTACTTTACTAACAAAGGTAAACCATGTGATTGGTGTGAGTTTAAACAAAGAGGACTTTGTTCCGCTTGGAGTTAACGTTTTTATTTTTTTGTTATATTTATATATACTTATATACAAATAGAGAGATTATGGTAGAAACAAAATTAACAACGGTAAAAATCCTTAAAAATGTTTATTCAAAATTCAAAAGATTATCTTTTGAATCAGATATAACTTTACAGAAATTAGTTAACAGAGCAGTTGACAAATATGTAGAGGATGAAGATTTTAGAAACGAAATAAACGATTATACACTTCTCGAAGCAAGTGGTTCTCAATTTTAAAATGAACAAACAAGATAACGGAAATACACAACTCAATCAAGCTCGTGAAGAGTTTAACGATAGAATAGTTCGTAAAAAGTTCTTAGGAGCAACTCCAAGAGTTTATTGGAACTCATCACGTAGATTTAGAACAATTTAAATAATAGTTAATGGCAGAGAAAAAGAAGATTCTATTGTTATCCGATGATTTAAGGATGACATCAGGTATCGCAACAGTATCCAAAGAATTCGTTATGGGTTCAATGGATAGATTTCATTGGGTTCAATTAGGAGCAGCAGTAAAACATCCCGACCAAGGTAGAGAAATAGATTTAGGTGAAGATGCACGAAAGCAAAGTGGTGTATCAGATGCATCACTTAAAATAGTTCCTTGGACTGGTTATGGTGATGCTAACATTTTGAGACAGATGATAATGAGACATCAACCAGATGCGATACTTCACTTTACAGACCCAAGATATTGGAGATGGTTATATGAAATAGAAGCAGAAATCAGAGAAAACATTCCGATTCTGTTTTATCATATTTGGGATGATTTACCAGACCCAAAATATAATAGAGATTACTACGAAAGTTGTGATTGGTTAGGATGTATCTCAAAACAAACTTATGGTATTGTAAGTAGAGTTGGTAAACTAAAAACTGATACAAACATACCATTAGAAGATTGGCAAGTAGATTATGTACCACATGGTATCAATCCAAAGAAGTGTTTCAAAACAGAAGTACCAGCTGATTTCAAAAAGGCAGCATTGGGTGGTAAAGATTATAAGTTCGTTCTATTTTGGATGAACAGAAACATTAGAAGAAAACAACCATCAGATGTGATATGGGCATACAAAGAGTTTGTAGATGGATTACCAGAAGAAGAAAGAAAAGATTGTTGTTTGGTAATGCACACCGCACCAGTTGACCAGAATGGTACTGATTTGTACAAAGTAAAAGAAGCGATTTGTCCTGATTATGATGTAAGATTTTCAACTGCAAGAATTGGTGATGAACAATTAAATTATCTTTACAACTTAGCAGATTGTACAATCAACATCGCAGGTAACGAAGGATTTGGATTAACAACTGCAGAATCGGTAATGGCTGAAACTCCTATCATTGTAAATGTTACGGGTGGAATGCAAGACCAATGTGGATTTAGAAAGAAATCAGATGGTAAATTATTTACAGCTGATGATTACAAAAAGATTGGTTCTCTTCATAATTGGAGAGAGTGGGAAGGTAGAGTAACTCATGGTGAGTGGGTTAAACCTGTATGGCCAAAAGTACAAACAATGACTGGTTCAGTTCCTACACCTTATATAATCGATGATAAAGTAGATATTATAGAAGTATCTGAAGCAATTAGATATTGGTACGATAAAGGTAAAAAAGGAAGAGAAAAAGCAGGTAAAGCTGGTAGAGAAGCATTCTTAGGAGAAATAGGTTTGGGTGTTGATAATCAAAACAAATGTATGGCAGATGGTATTGAGAAAGCAATCAAAAACTTCAAACCTAAAAAACGTTATAACTTATATAAATTAGCATAATGAGTAAACCATTATTAATATATCAGGCGCCGGTAGCAACTAGAAGTGGTTATGGTGACCATTCAAGAGATATTCTAAAATCAATATTTGAATACGATAAATTTGATGTGATTACTATTCCAACTCGTTGGGGTAATACACCACAAAATCAAATCAATCCTCAAACAGAATTTGGACAAAAACTATTAGGAACTGTTGGTAAACAAATTACAAAACAACCTGAAGTTCATATTCAAATGACAGTACCAAATGAATTCCAAAAGAAAGGAAAGTTTAGTATTGGTATTACGGCTGGTATTGAATCAACATTAGCACCAAAAGATTGGATTGATGGTTGTAATAGAATGGATTTGATAATTGTACCAACAGAGTTTTCCAAAAAAGTTTTAGAGCAAACAATCTACGATGAAAAGGATAAACAAACTGGACAGGTAATTAGACAATTCAAAATTACTAAACCGATTGTAGTTTTACACGAAGGTGTAGATTTATCTACATACCTCAAACCAAAAGTAGATGTTGATGTTTTAGAAGGAATTGATTCTGATTGGAACTATCTTTTTACAGGTCATTGGTTAAAAGGTGATTTGGGTAAAGATAGAAAAGATGTGGGAATGATGATTAAAACATTCTGTACTGTATTTAAAAATACACCAAAGAAAAAACAACCAGGTCTTATTCTAAAAACATCTTCAGCTGGATTCTCTGTTATGGATAGAGAACACATATCACAGAAGATTAAAGAAATAGCAAAAGAATTTGGTGATAATTGTCCACCTATCCATTTATTGTTTGGTGATTTAACAGATGAACAAATGGCATCATTATATCATCACCCAAAAGTAAAAGCTATGATATCATTCACAAAAGGTGAAGGATATGGGAGACCCTTATGTGAGTTTACACTTACAGGAAAACCAATCTTAGTAAGTAAATGGAGTGGACATATAGATTTTCTACCTGAAAAACATACTGAATTTTTAGAAGGTGGATTGGAAGAAATACATCAATCAGTAGCAGACCAATTCTTACTAAAAGAAGCTAAATGGTTTCAAGTAAACTATTCACACGCAGCTAGTATTTTAGAAAAGGTATTTAAAAACTACAAAACACATCTAACCAAATCAAAAGGATTGGTTGATAATACTAAAAAGAATTTTTCACTACAAGCTATGCACGATAAGTTTAAAGTTATTATGGATGAGTATGTTAAACTACCTGAGTTTGTAAGTTTGAAATTACCAGAAATTAAAAAGCTATAATGGCAAATTACATAAATCAATACAAAGAGTTTTTGGTACCTGAAAAAAGAGTACCAAAGAATCAGATAAAACAATGTAATATTTACCGAGTATCAACTTATTCAGGTGATACTAAAAGAGGTGGTGAATCAAGATACATTTTTGTTATTGGTAGGGTAGGAGATAAAATACATTGTATAAAATTAAACGAAGTTGTTCCAGCTAATCTTATAAAATTAATAAAAGATGTAAGAGATAAAAGTAAACAACTTACAAAAGATTATAAAGATTTAGCATCACTACTTAAATCATTTGATAGAGAAGGTAAAAGATTATTTGAAGGTTACATAAAAAGAAATAAAGGATTATATTCTTACAAATTAGGAAACTATAGAACATATTTTATCAATAAATTACAATATGTTAGTTTGATTGACTTTGAGTATGAGGAGTTAGCTAAACTACTAAATGAAAAAGTAGATACTAAAGTAGAAATAAATCAGGTACTAAAAGAAGATAGAACTGAGAATGATTAGAAAGTATTGTGTACAAAAAGATACTATGGGTTGTAACTTTTATGTTTACTATAAAGGTGAGCATAATGGTGGAGGACCATTAATGATTAAATATCTATTTGATACAGATGATTTTTTAGAAGAACATAAGGATTGTAAATCTGTTTTAGAAGTGTGTAGTGGTCCTGGCTTTATTGGGTGGTTTTTATATAAAAAACTAAAAATGGATTCAGTTCACTTTTTGGATATACACAAACCAGTTGAAGAAGATTTACGAATAACTTGTGAAAAAAATAATGAAGAATTAAATTTTTATCATAGTGATGGATTTAAGAACTATGATGGACCAAAGGTTGATTTGATTGTAATGAATCCACCATTTTTTTATAGTGAAGAGCAATTTGAACATCATAAAAAATTTATGGGATTTACTACAGAAAAAAGAATTGAAACATCAAGAAGAATTATTTTAGATTTAGATTTTGAAATGCATGATAATTTTATTGATAACTTTGAAAAACATTTAACAGATAATGGTAGAATTGTATTTTTAGAAGATATAAGATTTGTTCCAAAAGAAATGTTCTTAGAAAAATATGGTGATAGAACAAATATAAAACCAAAATATAAAGAGTATTATATTGCTCCTGAGTATTTTAATGAAAAAGGTGAAATGGTTAGAATGAAAAATGCAGAACATATTCCTGAAGATGTACCTAATTATTATACTTTAACATATTATAAAAACCAAAATGAAAACAATTAGTTACGGAGTTACAGTTTGTAATGAGATTACAGAAATAGCAGTTTTAGTAGATACTCTTAAAGAAAAGTTAAGAGAAGGTGATGAGATTGTAATTCAATATGATGAGGGTTCAGTAACAGATGTAGTTATGGAATACCTTAACATTATGAAAAATATGCACAAAGATACAATCAAAGTTATTGGATTCCCACTTAATAAAGATTTCGCATCTTACAAAAACAATCTTAAATCACATTGTAAGGGAGATTATATATTTCAGATTGATGCAGATGAAGTACCAAATGAATATCTATTAGATAACTTGCATGAAATATTAGGAAGTAATGAGGTAGATGTAATCTTTATACCAAGAGTAAATACAGTTGAAGGATTGACTGATTCTCACATACAAAAATGGGGATGGCAAGTAAACGAAAAAGGTTGGGTAAACTTTCCTGATTATCAAACTCGTATCTATAAAAATACAAATGATATTATGTGGATGAATAAAGTACATGAGAGAATTACTGGATACAATACAGTATCTAACTTTCCACCTCAAGAAGAATATTCTTTATATCATCACAAACAAATACAAAGACAAGAACAACAAAACGAATTTTATGAAACAATCTAAGATTACTTTTATATACGCTTATGAAGAAGAAGATTGGTCAACACCATTATCTTTAGCAACTGAATTTCAAAATAGAGGTTGGGATGTTGGTATTGTTTCCATTGGTTCAAATAAAACACAACAATACTTTGATGATAACATAAGAGCTTGGTTAGATGAGAAAGATGATTCTGATATAGTTTTATTTATGGATTGGGGTAGATTTGATTCACCTTTATTGGATAAAGAAAAACTACCATCAGCATTTTGGGTACAAGAGAGTGGAGATGACCCACAAAACTTTGATAGGAACTTTCCTAAATCAGAAAGATTTCATATAACTCTTACACCAGATGCAGATTCAGCTGAACAATATACCGAAAGAGGTAGAGATGCATATTGGTGGACACATTTCGCTGATACTGAAGTTCAATTTCCATTAGAAGATGCAGAAGAAGAGTTTGTAGCAGTAACGAGTAGAGGTTTGGGTGGTTCTCAATTTTTAGATACTTTAACCGCTCATAGTAATGGAGCAGTTGCTAACCAAAATGGAATGGATGCTGAAGAGCATACTGAATTTTTAAATAGTGGATTAATGGTAATCCAACATAGTAGATGGGGTGAGGTAACTCGTAGAATCTTTGAAGGCATGGCTTGTGGTAAAATGGTTTTATGTGATAGATTAAATGATTCTAAAAAACTACATGAATTATTTGAAGATGGTGAGGATATAGTTTATTATGATGATATGATAGATTGTATAGAAAAGATGAATAAGTATTCTCAGAACAAAAAAGAAAGAGAAAGAATAGCAGAAAATGGATATAGAAAAGTTTTAGAAAACCATACTCAGGTACAAAGAGTTGATTTTATAATTGAAAAATTTAATGAATGGAAAGACTCCCAATCAGCATAGGTATATTAGCTTGGAAGAGTGGACAAACTTTAGTTAACACTTTAAATACTTACTTTCAGCAAGAATTTTTACATCAAGTAAATGATGTATGTATTTTATTTCAGGAATTTTCTGAAGAAGATAAACAAATAGCTGAACATTTTGGTATTCCTTATATAGCGAAAGAAGGTAACATAGGAATCGGACAAGCATTTATAGAATTAACAGAACAAGCTAAAACAGATAATGTTTTGGTATTAGAGCATGATTGGAAACTTATTGAAGATAAAGAAACTTTAAGAACCAGATTATTGAGTGGTGTGAAATTATTAGATAATGGATTTAGTTGTGTAAGATATAGACACAGAGCAAATCCTGGTTTCCCACATTTTTCATTTCAATATCAAGGAAGAGAGTTAGATTACTATGATAAAGAGATTGAGGTAACTTCACCTCACCTTTTGGATTCAGTACATTGGTGTAATCCAGCTGAGAAGTTTCCACAACATATAGAAAGAGAAGGAGAATATTTTATCACAACATCTCGTTATGGTAATTGGACTAACAATCCTTGTCTTTACAAAAAAGATTTTTATTTAGAAACAGTAAAACAATTCGCCGGTGAAGGTATCGCTTTGGAGGGTAACATCTCAAAGTGGTGGGCACAACAAACATTCAAAGTAGCTCACGGCGAAGGGCTATTTTGTCATTTAGATGAAGGTAAACATGGAAGGTAAATTTAAACCATTAGGAGACAGAGTACTCATCACTTACAATGATGGAGAAACAAAAACAGAAAGTGGACTAATCTTAACCGATAGTGCACAAAGAGGAGAAAAAATGTGGGGAGAAGTAGTATCAGTTGGACCTGGTATTTTCACACAAAATGGTTCTCGATTACCAATGAGTGTATCAGTTGGTGATAACGTAATGTATTCAAAAGATATGGCAGGTGATGTTATTAAATTAGGAGAAAAAAAATATCTACTATTACAAGAACACCACCTATTAGGAGTATTAAAGAATGAGTAAAGTAAAGTTAATTATATTTGATTTAGATGGTGTATTAGTTGAGGCTAAAAACATACACTACGAAGCACTCAATGATGCATTGTGTTTTGTGGGTAATGAATATCCTATCAGTTGGAATGAACATTTATCTACTTATGATGGATTAAAAACAACTCAGAAATTGGAAATGTTATCTGAAAAGAAAGGATTACCAATTGATGCTCATAAAGATATTTGGGAACATAAACAAGAACTTACATTAGAAAAGTTAAGAGCATTAGAACCAAATGCAGGTTTGATACAATGTATGAGAAACTTAGTGAGTGAAGGATATAAGATAGCAGTATGTTCAAACTCAATCAGAAAGACAGTTTTGACTGTACTTTCAAAGTTAGGTATTATGGAGTTTATGGATTTGGTGATATCCAATGAAGATGTAAAGAACTCCAAACCACATCCAGAAATGTATTGGAAAGCAATATCAATGATGAGTTGTTTACCTGAAGAAACTTTGATAGTTGAGGATTCACCATATGGATTACTTGCAGCTGCTCGTTCTAAATCACATATCCTAAGAGTAAAGAATACAAAAGAAACAAATTATAATAACATTTATAACAAATTAAATCAAATAGAAATGGGAGAACAACAATCAACACCAGCGTGGAGAGATGAGAATCTTACAGTATTGATTCCAATGGCTGGGGCAGGAAGTAGATTCCAACAAGCTGGATACACTTTTCCAAAACCACTAATCGATGTGAAAGGAAAACCTATGATTCAGTTGGTAGTGGAAAATCTAAACATCAAAGCAAACTATGTTTACGTTGTACAAAAAGAACATAGAGAAAAGTATAACTTAGATACTTTACTAAATTTAATCACACCAGGTTGTAAGATTGTTGAGGTAGATGGTATTACAGAAGGAGCAGCTTGTACTGCATTACTTGCTAAAGAGTACATTGATAAAGATACTCCACTATTCTTTGCTAACTCAGACCAATTTGTTGAGTGGGATTCAAATGAGTTCTTATACAAAATGAATGAAACAAACGCAGATGGTGGGATTGTATCATTTAGAGCAACACATCCAAAATGGAGTTTCGCTAAAGTAAATGAGCAAGGATTAGTAACTGAAGTTGCAGAAAAGAATCCTATATCAGATATCGCTACTGTTGGATATTACTATTGGAAGAAAGGTTCTGATTTTGTAAAGTATGCAGAAGATATGATTGAGAAAGATATCAGAGTAAATAATGAGTTTTATGTTTGTCCTGTTTTCAATCAAGCAATCGAAGATAAAAAAGAGATTCGTACCTTTGATATTCCTAAGATGTGGGGATTGGGTACACCAGAAGATTTAAAATATTATTTAGAAAACTATAAATGAGATTAATTTCACATAGAGGAAATGTGGATGGTAAGTATCCACAATACGAAAATCTACCTGAGTATGTTGATAAGGCATTAGATTTGGGTTATGATGTTGAAGTTGATTTATGGATTGATAACGATGGGTTTTATTTAGGACATGATGAACCTACTTATCCAATTGATTTAAAATGGTTAACTGATAGGTATCTGCATTTGTGGATTCATTGTAAAGATTTAAGAACTCTAAGTGAGATGAGAGAACTACAATTAGAAATGCATGTTGATTTGAATTATTTCTTTCATAAAACAGATGATTCTACAATTACATCAAAAGGTGATTTATGGGTTTATCCTGGTAAACAACCAGTAAAACATAGTATAGCAGTGATGCCAGAATATCACAAAGATGATATCTCTCAGGCGTTTGGAGTTTGTTCGGATTATATAAAAAATTATAAAAAATGAAAGTAGCATTAATGTTGACGGGGTTAGCCCGAAAAGTTGAAGAGGGATATGAACACTATTGGAAACACATTATCGATAATCACGATGTAGATTTTTATTTACATTGTTGGGAAGATGAAGAATGGGAAAAGGTAGAAAAAGTGTATCCTAATCCAAAATACCTTTATATTCAAAAACCATTTAAGTTTACTAAATATAAAGAAGGTATAGAATCGCCTAATGATGATAAGAGTAGGCCTTTAGAAGAATATGATGTTTGGGGTAACTTTAGAACGTTTCCTATGTTTTATAGTTGGGAAGAAACTTACAGAGCATTAAGAGTGAGTAGACACAAATATGATTGTGTAATTAGAAGTAGATATGATTTAGGAGCTAACGTTCCGATAGATATAAATAAATTAGATATGAATAAGATAAATATATCTAATCAACATTGGCCTAATTCTGAAATTACTGATGATAATCTTTGTATCTTAAATCAAGAAAACGCACAAATACTCTTTGATGATATCTTTACAGAGTATATTGAACATTCCAAAAATATTGGATATATAGAATTCGCAGAAAAGAATTTTATGAACATTTTAAAACGAAAAAATCTCTATCATTTGGTTAATAAATCAAACGATTTACCATTTGATTTACTCAGAGATAATAAACTATGGTACTAATGAAAGAAACAATACCTTTATTTAAAGTATTCATGTCCCCCACCGCCAAAGAAAAAGCTGGTGAGGTTTTAGACAGTGGATACATCGGACAAGGACCTAAAGTTGATGAGTTTGAAAAACAGATTGGTGATTACTTTGGTAATAACAAAGTGATTACAACCAATGCTGGAACATCAGCTTTACATTTAGCATTACACTTATTGAAGAAACCAAAACCAAATTGGAATGAGGATGTATTTCAAGGTGTAGCATTTGTATCTCACAATTGGCCTGGTATAGAAGATGGTGATGAAGTTCTTGCTACACCACTAACTTGTACCGCATCTAATTGGCCAATCGTAGCAAATGGATTGAAAATAAAATGGGTGGATATAGACCCAACAACGTTGAATATGGATTTGGAGGATTTGGAAAGAAAGATGACTCCAAAAACCAAAGCTATTATGGGAGTTCATTGGGGAGGATATCCATTGGATTTAGAAAAGATTAGAGATAT